GCGAGGATCTCCTTGAGCTTCACCGCATCGGCGGCGATCTCCTCGCGGGTGTTGCCGACCAGGCGGGCGGCCATCGCCAGCGGGACACCGAGTTCCGCAGCGACCTCGTAGCGCAACGCCTTCGCGGCGTTCGTCTCGGCGAGCGACTGCGCCTCCTTCAGCGCTTCCGCCGCCTTCTCTTCGGCCGTCTTGTTCGCATCCGCGATCTGCTTGCGCAGCGCGTCGCGCTCCTGCTCGGCCTTGGTCCGAGCGTCGCGCTCGGCCTGCAATGCCTTGATCCCGCCCGGGCCCAGCGGCGCATTGGCAGGATCGTTGTCGCCCTTCGGCTCTGGAGCCGTCGGGGCGTTCGCAGGGTCGCCCTGCGGCTGCGGTGCTGGTGTGCCGGTCGTCGGCGCCGTCTCGGTGGCCGGGGCGGCGGGCGCGGGCGTGGTCATGCTGGTCTCCCATCGCGGAAGGTGACTGGTGAGGCTCGTCGCGAGCCCCGAACCCGACCGACGGTCGGGAAGTCTCAGAGGATGTAGCCGAACCTGCGCAACATGCGCAGCGCCTCGGTACGGTCGCCGTTGGCGAGTTGGTAGATGCTCTCCGGCCGCAGGCGCACGCCGCCTTGACGGAACGCCTTGCCCGTCGTGGTCGCCTTGCGTCCGGCCGCCGTCGTCATGCCCCGCGACGCATTGATCACTCGCGCCGGGTCCGCGCCGTCCTCGACGATGGCCTTCGTGTCGGCCGCGGAAAGCCCGTGAACCTTGCCCGACTCGATCAGCTTCCTTGGGTCCGTGGTCAGGTCGCCGGCCACGTCCTCGGTCGCCGGAATCGACGTGCAATCGTCACCAGGATGCCGGTCGAATCCGGACGACCAGCGGTAGAACCGGCCGGCCAGGATCGCGCACCGCGGACAGCACGGCGGCGGGGCCATCCGAACCCAGCCCGTCACCGCCTTGTGCGTCACGGCCGCCACAGACGATGCCGCACGGTCCGCGTCCATCACCTGCGTAGTGACGATCCGGTCCAGGTGCTTGCGGCCGGCCGCAAGCGCCTGCGCCGTGTCCAGGTTCTGCGCCGCGCCAGCGATCCGGGCCGCGATCACCGGTTCATACAGCAGCGACGCCAACGGACGCCCATCCGACGCCGTGCCGGCCAGGCCATTCGGCGACACCCGGCCGTCCGTCGCCGTGTCGATGCCCAACTGCGCCACCGTCGCCGCCACATACGCATCCGCCTGACGGCCGGCCGCAACCTGACCCGCCACCATCACCGCAAGCATCTGCGGCCCCAGAGTGCGCCAGGCGGCATCCCAGTCGCCCGAACCCAACCGGTCCCACAGTCGCCGGATCTGCAGCAGCACCGCCAGCGTCAGACGCCGCACCTGATCGTCATGCGCGACCGCAGCGTCAGGCAGCGTCGCCATCGGTCGCGCCAGTCCCATCGTCCGGCGGCAACAGCTTGCCGATGATCGCCTCGGTTGCCGGATCGGACTTGGCCTGCTCGTCCTCGCGGGCCTTCATCCGCATGATGGTCTCGATTTCCGCCGCGGACTTGCCGTCCTCCATCAGAAGCCATTCGAACGGGTAGCCACCCTGACGGTTCTTCAAGAACGCGTCGGCCTTCGCAGTATCACTGCGATTCTCGATGCTGGCCCAGCGAACGTTGCCGCGACGGGCGCCGGAATCCTTGAGCCCGAGCTGCCGCGCCGTCAGGTCCGCGATGTCCCGGATCCTGCCGTTCAGGTGCGTGATCTGCGTTCGCAACTGCTCCACCAGCGAGGTGTCCAGCGCCTTGATGCCGTCCGCGCCGATGTTGTTGATCCCCGCACCGGAGTTAGCGAAGTAGTACGGCGGCGTGCGGGTCTGGCTCATCAGGTGGCCGACGATCCGCTCGATCACCGCGCCGAACGGCTCCAGCGTCGCCGCGTCCCACTGGCCGATCTTCGCCTCAGTGCCCGTCAACCACAGAATCCGGCCGCGAACGACCTCCTCAATGTCGATCTCGCGATCGCCGACCTTCTGGCCGTTCTCGTCCAGCACCGGCACCTTCGGCGGCGACTGGCCCATCACCACACGAGCAGGCATGCTCGCGTAGTCCGCCGAGTTGAACAGGTACGCCCACAGCAGGTTCACCGCATCCTGCATCGCGGCCACCCCGGAGATCCGAGATAGCGGCTCGCCCTGCACCGGAGGCAGGTACGGCAGCTCGACCAGCGGTACCGCTCCGAGCTTGTTCGGCACCGGCTCGCCCAACGGCCCCCAACCGCCCACCGAGATGATCCCGGTGACGTACAGCCCCGACGGACGCACCCCGTTGCGAATCGACTGCCGACGGAACTTGTACACGTAATCCGGTGCCATCAGGTTCGCATACTCGTAGGTTTCGTCGGCCCACGCCTTGAGCCCGAACCGGCGCCGGGACCGCGACTCCGGCTCGTACTGCACGATGGCCTGCTCGGCGGGTTCCACGGCCATCAGCGGCTCGCCCGCGCTGTCGCCCCACACCGACACGTACGACCGGCGCTGAACCACCATGTTCAGGAACGCGCCGGCCATCATGGCGTCGAAGTCGTTGTCCATCCACGCGCCGTGGATCTTGTCCTCCGCCTCGGAGATCACGCCCGGTTCGGAACCGGGCAGGTTGATCCCCAACACCTGCAGCCGCTCCGCGCCGGCCTGAGCCACCGGAGCGCACCAGTTGTCGGAGAAGTTCTCGAACCGGGTGCCGCACGCCGCGCGGAAGTCCTCGGACGCGAACAGCAACGCGCCCTGAGACCCGCGGTAGTAGCGCATCCACTTCTCGGCGTCCGGCCGGCGCTTGGACAGCAGGCCGATCAGCTCCTCGACCTTGGCCGATGCCTGCGCGGGGGTCAGCAACGCCACGAGCGACCCCCTGATCCTCAGTATCGGTGCCCAACGTAGGCGTATTCCTCGGTTTCCACGCCCCAGCCGGCAGTCCGGGCGTCCGCGGCCGCCTCGTGCGCGAGCACGTCGGCCATCTCCAGGTCGATCTTCTGATGCTCGGATGGCTTGCCGAGGATGAACTTGTCTCCCGGCTTCGCGACCTTCCGTGCCGCCAGTGCGTGCGACTTCATCACGTCGTCGTCCGAGTGTGTGGTCAGGCCCTCGGCCAGATCCTCCCGGTACCGCAACAGCGCCGGGAACATGCGAGTGATCGAGTTCGTCGGCCACTGCAGCACGACGTCCTCGCCGTACTTCGCCGCCCACTGGTCGATCTGCGTCTCCCAATGCCGCGGGTCGCAGTAGGCACGCGCAACCTTGTAGTGCGTCATCAGGTGATCCATCGCCGCATCGACCTCGCCGCGCGGAATCCTGCCCTCCGGCCACTGCTGCGGCCGCCAGAACGTCGGCCGGTCGTCAGGCCCGTACGTCGGAGTGAACCGATGCCCGTCGAACGTCTCGCAGCGGATCGCCGTCCAGTCACCCGACCGCGAACCGTCGAAACCGACGCAGATCCGCGAGCCCTCCGGAACGACGATGCCCCGGTCGGTACGGTCGTTCCACAACGACTCCGTCAGGAACGCCCCGAGGCCCTGAACGAGCCGGTTGCCGTAGAACCGCTCGGCCTGCGTCGGGTCCGTCTCCACCAGCTCTGCGGCCTCGGCGTCAATGGTCGACTTCGTGTCCACCCACGGCGAATCCGCGTACACGATCTTGTGGATCTTCGCTCGGTCGCGCTTGTTCGCGTACGACAGATCCGCCGGTGGCTTCCGGTAGTACTTGAAGATGTCCGGCCGCTCCGAGTCGAACGCCTGCTGCGCCGCCGAGTTCTCCATCGGGTCCCACGGGTTCGTCAGCTCGAACGTCCGGCCCTGCATCGCCGCGATGCCCCGGCGCATCGTCTGCCAGGTCGTCAACACGCCGTTCGCCAGCGTATAGAGCCCCGACTCGTCAGCCAGACCACCCGTGAGCGGCTGCCCGAGCTTCGACTTCGCCTTCGACGTCAGCGGCACGATCTTGCCGCGGTTCGGAGTGCGAATGAAGCCCTCTCGGACCTTCACGAACTCGCCCAACGGACCGTTGTGGATCATCGTCTGCAACGGCTCGTAGACGTTCGCCGTCTGCGTCTCCGCGTAGGCCAACAGGCCGAACAGCGACTTGCGCCGGGGCACGCCCATCGCCTCGCCCGGCTGGTACTCGTACTCCCAGCCGCAACCGCAGCCGTGGTCCTTGCAGCGGTACCGCTCGCCACCGATGGCCCAGCCCGCGAACAGCGACGGACCGACGCTTTCCAACAGCGCCATACCAGCGCCCCACGGCGACTTGCCGCACTTCTGCGGACCCACGATCACCGAACGCCGATACACGAACGGCGCCACCAGGCGGCGAGGATCCGCAACGGCATCCGGCCTGATCCGGTAATGGTTCGCCGTGCAGAACAACTGCCAGCCGTTGAAGGTCAGCGACTCGCCCTCGTAGACCCCGCCCGGCACCTTGCAGTGGGCTTCGATCCAGTCGCAGGCCAGGAACCCGAGCGTCTGCAGCGGATCGAAGTCGATGGCCAGCTCATCAGTCGACATCTCGAAGGCGCCCAACGCAGGCGATCCGATAGCAACGACCGGGCGCAAGATCCTTGTGGCCGAAGATCAGGCAGGCGAGTCGAGACCGGAGCACGACCAGGAACTCACGCACCGTTGACGACCTTCATGCGATCCCGAGACGACTTCGACGCCGCAGCCTTCGGCTGAGACGCACGCTTCGCGCCGACCTCATCGACAGCGACCTTCCAGCCCATCTCCGCCAGGCCAGCCGTCGTCATGCCGATCTGATCCGCGAACCGGTGCAGCGAACCCTTGTCCGCGGCCGTCGCATCCGTGCCCTCACAGATCACGAACGTCCGCACGTACAGCGCGATGGTCATCAACCGCCACGACTCCGACGGCATCGACCAGGCGCACGCCTGGGGAGTCCGCCACAGCCACCGCCACAACTCGACCTCGCGCCGGTGGATCGGCTCGCTGAACTCCGAATCCTCCGGGAATCGGCGCGGCAACGGGAAGTCCGGTGCCGGACCGTCGTAGCCCTGCGCCGGCAGCGCGGTCAATGAGTAGCCCTTGCGCTCCGAACGGCCAGACTCCGGGTCCGGCGGGGGTCCAGAACGATTGCGCGCGCCACCACGGGGCATTCTGATCAACTCCTCGACCGCATCGCGCGGACTGGAACGACGACCGGGCATCGCGCCCGATCGATTAAGCGACGGCGTCGCCCTTGGCCATGTTGCAAGCGAAGTGACTCAACTGGACGTTGCTCCAACGATGCCGACCGCCATGACTGATCGGCAGAACATGGTCGATGGTCGGCGCTGCGCGATCCGGGCATCGAATGGTCTTGTCGACCGCCTCACCGCAGATTCCGCACGTCCACCCGTCGCGCTCGCCCAACGCGGCAAGATCAATCGTCTCCGCGTCGGGGGCCGTCACCACGGCCTTCCGGAACCGCGACTTCATCCTCAGCAGCTCCGCACGTCTTTGCGGGTCTCCATTGCGGACCTCACGATCCTCGGGAGTCTGCTCGCGTCGCGCGGCGTTGTAGTGCGAAACGCACAAGCCGCGCGCTCTGACGAACCGCTCGCAGCCCTCGATGCCGCATCGCCGGGTCGGCGAGTCCGGGCTGTTCGGCCGCACAATCGCCGCGTGCGCAGGGCACCACTTCCGAGCCACGCGAACGTGGCAATCCGGCCACGCGCAGGTACGGTCAGACACATCGATCTCCTCATCCGAGATTGATCACCGCCCCGGCCCGCTCCAACGGGCGCGGGGCACTTTGAACCCGCCGCGCAAAAAACGCCTA